CTTCGGGAGCGAGATGGAAGAAACATCGGGCGGAAGCGGGATGTTCTGCACCAGATCGGCCAGCGGACGAGCGGGCCGCGCGAGGGCGACGAACTTGTCGATCAGCCACAGTGGTGGTGCGAACTCGCCACCAGCACCGGCGACCGTGGTCGTGCCGGCGCGGGCCTCGAGTTCAGCGTTGCGCTTGTCGCTGCGCTGCAGTCGCCCGATGGCCTCCGGGTTGCCCTTGCGAGAATCTGCAAGGTCACGGAAGTAGGACTCCTTCGCACCGGAACGATAGATCTCGTCACGGTTCGGGTTGTCGATCGGCGTGACCGTGGTGATCTCTGCGGGGCGCGACTTGGCGCGCTCTTCACGGTCCTTCGCGAGTTCGGTCTGTGTGGAAAGTTTCGCCACAACGGAGGCGCGCTCTTCGAGCAGACCAGTAACTTCGGTTTGCTCTTCGTCGGTGACGTTGGGAACTTCCCGCTTTTCCGCCTCTGCGGTGATCGCGTCGAGACGCGTGTCGATCTCAGCCTTCCGGGCCTCGATCGTTTCGATGAGAGTAGGCATGATTGCCCTTTCAGTTCATTGGGATATGGACTGTCCAGGTGGTTTTACGGCGCGCGGCGTCACCCGCTAGCTAGGCGGTTGTGAGGTGTGTGCGTATTCCGGCGTGAACGGAAACCCCCGACAAGGCGGGGGTCGTTTAGGTCTAGCGGCGCGCTAGAAGAATGAGGTTGCGGATGTCACGAACGGGACGGCCGCCATTGAACTCATCAACCGAATCGGTCTCTTCGCTGACTGCGTTGCCGTCGTCATCGCGTGGAGTTCCGAGCAGTTCAACAATCGTTTCCATTGAAGATGCGACCGATTCATCTAACGTGTTCAGGGATTCAAGAACGGCGGATAAGTTCAGGATCTCGTCGTTCGAGAGCGTGATACCGTCACGCTGCTCATGAATGCGTGCATACAGCTCGCGGAGCTTTTCCGGTTCCTCGGCCATCAGTTGAGCTGCCCGCATCGATACGGCAGCGTTCGGATTAGCTGGGTAAGTGACGATCGCCACATCGCCACCGGCGAGGGACAACTCGGTTAGGAGACGCTTGTCGTAATCGTCTGACCATGTTTCCCGAATAGTGCGGAACGCGAATGACATCTCATTCAAATCACCGCGTTTCATCTTCGGGATGAGACGCTGAACATCCGGGTCATTGCCGTCCAACGAGGACGTGACGTGCAGTCCGTGGTCGTCTTGCTCGAGGGTCAACGTGCCAGCCCGGGTGCGGGCGAGCGGTAGACCCTCGTGGTTGATCAGGAGGCGAACATCGGGATTCTCGGATAGGGTCTTCGTGAACGCCCCCGGGATGACGGTCTCTGTGTACCAACCCATGTCGTACGGCTGGTTGAATGTCGAAGCGTAACCTTCGAGAGTGGGCGCTTCGGAGTCGAGGTCTCGCCACTCCAGCCCGCCAACAGCGACAGTGCGCTTGCTCTTAGACGTTGCCATTTGGCGCTCCTGTACTGGGGTCTGTTGCTGGGATAGATGGTGTGCCAGGCAACGCTTTCTGCGCGTCGGTAGCGGGGGTCATGACGGAAGAGACATAGAACACGTCCCCGCCCTCAGATTTGGGGAGGCCTTCGGACGCGCGAACCTCGTTCACGGTCATCCACGCGACACCGTTGTTCGCACCCAAAGCAACCTGATAGTTCTTGAACCGAGTTTCGGTGTCAGCCCGGGTGATGACATCGGTGATGAAGTCCGCAAACGTGCCGTCGTCCAACATTTCGGTGAACATTGTTTGCAGCCGGGTGAAGTACGGCCGCAACGTGTAGTCAACGAACGCGCGGCCCTGCACCTCAATGCCGGTACCCCACGACGTGGTGCGGTCCACAATGCCAAGAAGGTGCGGCGGTATCCCCAACAGGGTTGCCATCTGGGCCGCGGTGAACTGCCTCGACTCCAAAAACTGTGCATCCTCAAGCGACAGGCTGATCGGTGAGAACTTCGCCCCACCACCGAGAACAATCGGCTTGAACGCCCGCCTCGTACCCGAATGGCGAGACTGAAACATTTCCGCAGCCTGCCGCGACTGATCATCCGACAACGGCGCGTCGACGGAGATAATGCCTGTCGACATCAGGCCATTGGCGAAGTAACTGCCGGCGACATCCTCAAGAGCCATGCCAATACCCAGCGCATTGCGGCAATACTCCACCAGGCCAGCCCCGGTGAGAGTTCCGGGAAGCATGAAACCGGTGAGATGCAGAACCTCAGACCCGTCGTACTTACGACCGCCGATCGTGTACTGCCGGTACCCGTTCTTGTCCCACGAAACGGACACGATGTCCGGCGAAATGACACGAACTAGCACCGGTTTGAATGTCACCGGATGCCGTTTCTGCACAAACAAATACGCGTTACCGCGAAGAATCAACGACGTGACAACCTGACTGACACCCTCTTCGAGCGACATCGCCTCGAACGGATCAACAATCTGCTGCGGCGACGGAATCACCGGCTTACGGGAACCATCCGAATTGATCGTCACCGCCCGAATAGGCGTAGTAGACACAGCATCAGCGATGATCCGCAACCCTGCATAGAACGTCACGATCGACATCGCCCCGGTGTCATCCACACCCACACCCGCAGACGAACCAAACGCAGAACCAGCAGACGGAATAGTCAACGCCGAACCATCCCACGGAGCAGCAGCCGGAAACGCTCGACGTTCTAAAGTGACAGCGCGACGGAGGATGCTCATACGTCACTCCTGTCGACAGCTAAAGCAATGAGGATCAGCACCACAGCGACAGCGACAAGCGCCCACCAGAAGCCAAGAAAATGGAAAACATGTTATTCTATTGTTATGTCATGCAAACAAGCTCGGTCTACTGTCTAAACCTGATTTTGACAGAACAACATAAAGTGAACCTGCACAAGA